CAAGAAGAAGGCCAAGAAGAAGGCCAAGAGAGAGGCCACCAAGAAGACTGAATTAACCATACTGCGAGATAGGATGCATAGAGAACATGGTAGGCCAGGGGAGACTGCTCGGGATACTCAATTACGGTTAACCGGGGGAGGGGGGCTAGACCTCACTAAACCAGTACGCCCAGACATTGTAAAAGCAGATTTAGCAGCAGATAGACAAAAGCGAACTGGAGATGCGAACTAACAAAAAAAATAAAAAACTGAAAAGTTTTAACTTACTATCATACATACACATAGAACCAGGAGTTATTTTTAATGAGTAATGAAAAAGTACAAAATATTGCGGAACTCTTACCTGAGGGATTAACTGAAGCAACTCTTAATGAGATTGCAGAATTAGTTAACTCGGTAATTAACGAGCAGGTAGAGGAGCAGAGCAGGATGTTAGAAGCGAAGGTCCAAGCATTTCTTCGTATGAAGATTGATGAAATCAAGGATCAGGCAAAAAGAGAGCTTGAATTAGAGGATGGCACATTTAAGAATGCACGAATCTTTGAAGCAATTAAAACTCTAATGGCGATGGAACTTTCTGGTGAAGACGAGGAAAATGCCGTCGCTTGTGTATCTCAAGATAATCAAAACCTCCAAGAGGAAATTCAAGTGTTAACTAGTGAGCTAAATAAGGCTCTAAAAGTTAATTCTAAGTACGAAAAAGTACTTGGCGCACTTGAGCGTAAGGTTGATAATCTTGAAGAATCAAAAGAATCCCTCCAAACCGAAATGGTTCGTTTGGAGGAGACTAAAAAGAAGCCTTTTAAATCTTCAGAGAAGGCTATTGTAGTTTCTGAGGAATTAGGAACTTTAGAGAAAACTCAGGAAATTACAAGTAATAATGAGTTTTTAACCGAAGATATAATGGCTTTTATGCCTTTTAATGAATAACTAAAAAGAGGAAAAAATGAATTTAGTTGAACAAGAATTAGTTGAAAAGTGGTCGCCAGTATTAGAAGGCGTAGATGACACACACACTCGTAGCATCACCGCACAACTTCTCGAAAACCAAGCTAAGTCCATCATCAGTGAAAGAGTTGATGAGGATATGTCAGCCGGTAGTACTACCGTTGGCCGACTTGGTACTTTCCAGAAGTTTGCATTCCCACTGGTACGCAGAGTTTATCCAGAACTTCTAGCTAACAAGATCTGTGGTGTACAGCCTATGAAAGGCCCAGTCTCACAAATCTTCTACCTAGGTCATAGCCGTGCTAAAGACGGTGGTGGTACAGGTAATGAGCAAGTTGTATACAGCCAGTACAACCTAACCTACAGAGGTATGGTTGCTTCTGCTATAGACGGACAAAGCTTAGATGCAGATGAAGGTGATTTTGATCTATCAAGTTTAATTGGTGAGGGGGGTGGCTCGGGCATAGGTCATAAGGCTGCTACAGGTAGCTTTAGTTCCACAGTCGGGGGTCAGATTGCTGCTTGGCCTTCTGCAACCAGTATCCTTGGTTGGTCTGTTTCTGCTGGTGAGCAACTTGTGGATGGTAATATCCCTGAGATTAACTTCCATATTGAGCAACAGGCAGTTGTAGCTCGCACCAAGAAGATGCGAGCCCTCTGGTCAATCGAGGCCGGTCAGGATCTCAAGGCTTATCACAATATGGATCTTGAGCGTGAGCTTACAGACCTTCTTTCCAAGGAACTTACCCTTGAGATCGACCGTGAGCTTATTGAAGATATTCGTGGTCTTGCTTATGATCCCTCAGGTATCTGGGGTGGTTGGAGGAAGGCTAACTTAACCGGAACTAACCCAAACAACTTTGGTGCCACTGATAACATGGATGGAACAGGCTCTTTTACTCCTGCTTCTTGGACATATGATCAGGGTACAATGCCCGCTAATGATGGATTAGGTGCTAATGTTTTCGCTATGGATTTAACGGCAAGTTCACTTCCTGGCGCACCACAGCACATGGGTCATGTCTACGCAAACCTGCTTGCGCTCATTAATTTAGCTTCTCAGGACATCTACCGCACTACATGGCGCGGTCCTGGTAGCTGGATACTCACCTCTCCAATGGTAGCCTCTTTCTTAGAGTCTGCTTCAAAATTAGAGGGTGGTATTTCTACCAAGGATGGTCCTACCAACTTTGGTAATACAAGTATTGAGTACAAGGGCAAGTTTGCTGGACGCTATGATCTCTTTGTGGATCCTCTTTATCCAACTGACGAAATCCTTATTGGTTATAAGGGTTCTGGTCCAATGGATGCGGGCTTTGTTTATTGCCCATATATCCCACTCCAGCAATTACCTACCATTACGGATCCCCATACCTTCCAGCCAAGAAAAGGTATTCTAACTCGTTATGGTAAGGCTGCTATTGAGCCCACTAACCGCTACTATCGGATTATCCGATTTATTGGCCCACTTTCTAACTATATGTGGTCACCATTCGCTAAGGTTAATGCGGTTAATAGTGATACTGGTCTTGCCTACTAATTAGTAGCTAAGGAAACAAACAGGGGGCTGAGAGCAAAATAAAGCTCTCAGCCCTCTTCTTATATCCTATATAAAGGTAGGTAGAAATGTATAAATATAAAAGCACTTGTAGATTTCCCATGCTCATTGATACTGGATCGGTAATTATGGAGATTAGACCTCAACAAACTATAGAAATTCCTACCCCAATAACTTATCCTAATTTGGTATGGTTAAATCCTCCTAAGCCAGAAAAGAAAGTTACTAAAAAAATAAAAAAAGAAAAACTAAAGGAAGTAAAACATGGCAATGATAGGCAAGCCTCAGGTACTTAGTTACGGAAATTCATTTGCTACGGCATATGGAGCTAATTTGGAGGATGCAACTCCAAAGGGGGATATTTCTAGGGATAAACTTAATGTAGGAACTTTAGGAGAGACTGCGGAGTTATCTCATTTTGATGAAAATGTCAAAGATTTTGTTCTAGCTAGATTAGGCCACCCAGTAGTTAGAGTGGAGCTTACTGTACCTCAAATCAAGACTTGTGTAGATGAGGCAGTAACCAAACTTCAGTATCATGCTCCTATGTGGACTAAGCAGTTTGCTACCTTTGGGGCATCAGCAGGGATTAACATATATGAGATCCCCCCATATATTTTAGATAATCTTGAGTATGTAGTTTATCATAAAACTTTATTAACTATTCAGCAGAAGGCTGGAACTCTGGAATTTGACTTTTTCATTAAGTATTTCCAGGACAACTTCTTATTCCAAAACTTTGGAGTAGCTGATTTTTATCTTCTTCAAAGTAATTTGGAGCAGATGAGGAAGATTTTGGGTATGGAAGGTACTTGGGACATAATTAATAATCAATACCTTCAGCTTTATCCAGCCCCAGTAACAACTCCAGACCAAGTAATCTTGGAGTATAGAGCGTTAGATTCTAATACTATTCATCCAGCGTATAGAAATTGGATTCAGCGATATGCTTTGGCTATTGCAAAAGGAATTCTNGGTGAAATTAGGGGGAAGTATACAACTTTACCTTCCCCTGGTGGAGGAGCATCTTTGAATGGACAACAATTAATCGAGCAAAGTATTAGAGAGAAAGAGATTTTAGATAAAGAACTTCTAACTGAGTTGGAAGAACCTATTCCATTCACATTATTCTAAATGAGTAAAGATAACTACAAGATTAATATAGATATGCCTCCCCTGGTAGATCTAGATGAGATGTCAGAAAGCGAGCTTAGTCTTTTTGATCTTAATAATCCCGATAGAGCCTTATTTAATTTGGTAGATGATGAGCTTATAAAGTTATCTGGATCTAAACTTTATTTCTACAAGTACTATCAGTCCAAAGAGTATGATGAGGTTTATATGGAAGCTCCGAATAAGCCTATAGCAAGGGAAGGGGTTGCAGTATTTGGTCATTACGAGCCTAAAGTACTAGAAGAAAATTTAACTCAGTTCGGGATAGAATTAACAAATGATCAGCTATTCACTTTTAATAAGAGTTATATTGAGCGCAAGATAGGACGAACCATTATTCCTGGTGATATTATTCAACCTCACTTCCAAAACCAAAAGTATGAGATCTTTCAGGTTCAAGAAGATAGTTTTGAGGCTTATGGAGTTTATCACTTAATTTGTTCTGCTAAACTTCTTCGGGATTCTAGGGATGTTCAAAATACACCTCTTACCAACTATAGTGAGAACATAGGAGGAAGCATCTATGGCGAATGAAGTTAATATCATTGATAATATGGGGACTGAAGTATTTTTAAGTTCAGTTTCAAGTGCTAGAAATGCTGATAAAATTTTTAGGGACTTTATTGTAGCGGCTACTAGAAAAGAACACAACATTAGTTTCTTATACAAAGAAACTTTAAGGGCTATAATACATCAATTTAGTAATCTTTCTTATATAAATACTGAAAATGAAATTATTTCTATAAAATGTATGCATGCTAATCCTGAGAGGACAATAGCTAAACTTACACAAGAGACTAATATTATTCTACCAGTTATTTCTGTAAGCCAAGCTACTTCTGAGGAGGATGCTACTAGAAACCGATATAATCCAATGATTATTTATGAGAAGGTTTGGGATAGTAATTCTCAAAGAGCTTATAGAGTGGCTAGTTTAGCCCCAAAACCAGTTAATATTACTTACACAATTAATGTTTGGTCTAAGTATAAGTCTATTTTAGATCAACTTGTGGAACAAGTAAGGTTGATGTTTAATCCAAGTATAGCTGTTAGAACCCCCTTTAGTTCAAAAACAAAGGCTTATTTGACTAATGAGGCAGATAATTCAGCCTATGAGGTGGGAGATAGAGAAGAGAGAATTATTAGGAAATCTTTTGATATCCAGGTTCAAACCTATATTCCAAACCCTAGGTTCCTTGTTACGGCAACAGGAGAAATCCGTCAACTTAAGTATGAAGTGGAAACAGGAAAATAAGGGTTTCAAAAAAATAAAGCAATAAATACCTTATTGTATAGTAAATAAGATAGAAGGAAATTTTTTATGAAAAAGCTCCAAAACACTGGATACCAATCCATTAATGTATGTGTAAAAACCTCTAAAGGCTCAAAATTTGTCTGGTTAAAGCCCAGAGAGTCGGTAGTGGTTAAAGATAGTGCAGTATCTGATCAAGCTAAAGTTCTTCATAGTCGCAGAAGAATTAAAATAGCCTCAATATAGGAAATAAATTATGCCAAACTTCGTTTCTCCCGGCGTTTATGTTGTAGAAAAGGACATATCTGAGTATTCTCCAACGCTAAATTCATCCATAGTGGGTATTGTAGGTTTTGCTACAAAAGGCCCTACTAATAAACCTACTCTAATCACTTCTCCACAACAGCTAATTTCCACTTTTGGACCTCCTTCGGAGGGTCTTTATGGTCAGGGGCTAGAAGGAGCTTTAGAGATTTTAGAAGCAACAAACCAAATCTACTTTGTTAGGGCTGCTGATGATTCTACTAGTGTTGCTGCATCTGCTATGGTTCCTTTTGGTGCTTGCCCAACTGTAGTTGTTTCTGCTTTTGATGTTGTTGGGAATGGTTGGGGCACACCTAACAGTTCTTCTATTACACTAAAAGTTCAAAGTTATGATAACAATAGTGTAGCTCAATTTGCATCGCCCCAATCCTTCACTATTACATCAGGTATTACAGCTACTACTGGGGTTGCAGGGGCAAATGAAGCTATGCGCTCAGTAATTGGTGGAAATCTTCCTTATGCTAATGTTTTTGCTGGATCTATAGTGAATTCTGCTGGAACAGATGTATCAGCAGCTATTTGTGGAGCATATTCTGGCGGATCTGCTAGAATTGTGGTTTCAGCCTATGACCACAATGATGTTGCTGTGGCAGTATTAGGTGAGTATTGTCATTCTGGTACTATTAATGGTGCTTTAGCTACTACTATAACAGCTTATGGGGCGGGTATACCCAATACTGCTACTAGTGCTGGTCCTGCTTATTATGTGGAAGCATTATACCCAGGTACGGGCTATAATCTATCAACCAATAGTGCAGGAGATACTATAGGTAATTCTATTGAGATTGCAAGTTTTGGGGATGATGAAATTCTCTTATCAGTTAATGAAGATGGTTCAGTAAGAGAAAATTTCAGTACCACTTTAAAAGATACTGCTGGAGCATTTATTGAGGATGCTATTAATATTGGAGATACTGATCTAAAATCAGATAGAATTAAAGGTTATGTGGTATCTGGCTCTACAATGACTGATATATCTTTTGATGGTATTACTGCTGCTTATTGGGGTGCTTCTGCTGATGTAGGGAATGTCTTTGGA